AAACTCGATGTATACCTTGTGTTGATTCTTTCCGCTGAGTGGGTTTTTATGTAGACCGCAATCATATACACCGACGCAGACACCTTTGTACATGTCTTCAGGAATGATGGTAAATGTCGGGTTGCTTTTTTGAGTGAACTAGACCCAGGCATGGAACAAAAGGAGCCAGTAATATGAGTAGCATTGGTATGTTAACATGGGAAATGCAACCTATGTCAACTGCACCCTTGAACCGAACATGGGTCATTCTGTTTGGTGATTCAGGATACACAGGAACGCCATACAGGTGTGAGGTGTGCAGATATGATCCAGAATACAGACCATTGAACCCTTGGCAAAATCACGCCAACAATGCATTCTCCGATGGTGGTGAACAACCTATTGGCTGGTTGCCTTTACCTCTTGACAAACCCGCCACCGACGATTAGAGTGATGGCATACAGGCTTGCCAGTTGCCTTGTTTGGAACGCTGAAAATCTGGCAAATATAACGTAACGCTGTGTCCTCAGTGTTTACATCGGTAAAAGATTGCTACCAACCCTTTCAAGTGAGGACACATTTGAAAGGGTTGGTTCGTTTCCAGGCATAATCAATGGCTAGATTCATCGTTGTACTCAAATCAGATAAGTTCAAACATGGGATAATGAAGTCATCATTTCCATTCGTTCATTCAGAATTAGAAAGTGCCATCAAAGAGGCCGTTAGGCTTTCTGAAAAGACTGGCAACACGTTTTGCGTATTCGCTGAAGCGGTAGCCATTGCTCCACCACCTAAACCCACAACTACCGATGGCACACCTCTTGAAGATGTGCTGGCTGATGGCATTGCTAAAGTGATGAAGAAAGCCAAGGTGAAGTAATGCGATATCGAATTAAGAACTGGCGTGAGTTCCAGCATTACAAAGGTAGAAGGCCACCTTGGATCAAATTCCATTCAAACACCTTTACAAGCAAAGACTGGTCAACGCTAGCAGATGCTAGCAAGCTGGCTATGGTTGTATGCATGGTTGTTGCATCTATGGATGATGCAGGGGATGGAAGCTTTGATGGTGATGCAGATTACCTTAAAAGAGTGGCATATTTAGACATTGCTCCTGATTTGTCGCAGCTACTCACCAGTGGCTTTTTAGTAGTTGCTAGCACTTGCAAGCAGACGCTAGCAAATGCTTCCCCCTCTGTATCTGTATCTGAAGAAATACTAAATGTGGAAGAAAGAGAAATTGGCGATGAACCAGAGACGATAGAAGAAAAGGCAGCCGACTTAGCTAGTGAGTTTGTTTTCCAGTTCCGTGGCAAGAAGCCATTCGTTGAAGACATCAGGCTTGACCTGCAAGAAAAGCTTCGGGTGTACGGACAACATCACTTCGCCTTCATCATGAAAAAGATCAAGGGCAACCGGGACAAGACATTCCCGTTATTCAAGTTTTGGCTGTCGTTGAAGATCGAAGATCAGAAACCATCATGGCACATGGATCAACCGAAACCAGAGCGTGCAGAAGACATCGACGCTAGAAACTTCCGCGATTACTGCCAGCAGATGATCGTGGAGAATGGCAGGGAAGAAGCCGCGAGGAAGATCATGGAACGACACAAGAAACCACTACCGGAGGGCTTGTGATGCTATGGGATTGTTTGCTTGAAATCGTCGAAGATCACGGATTAACCCTGCGAGCCTGCACAGGCTACCACTGGCAGATCATGACCAGTAAAGGCCATCCGCTGGTGAATGTGTGGCCGACTAACAGCAAGTACGGCAAAGCATTAGAGATGCACAAATACACGCCAAAAATTCCTATGAAGGCTGGCGAAGGCCCGGAAGAAGATGCGGTTAGCTTCGCAGTGACATTGAGCAAGAGTCTACCAGGAGAGCAGGCATGACGCAGTTAGAGCAGGCAAGAGACTGGTTCAGATTCCTTTTCGTCGCTGGGGATAACGTCGAGGTGCGATGCATCCAACAAGAAACCAAAAAAGTAGAATCACTGCATTTCAAAATCGAAACGCTGGGCGACCAGTGGAAGCAGATCAAAAAGCTGAACCAAGAAGGCTACAACATCTACGCCGGCATCAATCCAAGGAAATCGCTAGGAGGCACCACAAACGACGATGCGGCTTCAGTAGGGGTAATCGTCGTCGATGTAGAGAATATTGTCTTAGAAACGATTCTGGAGCGAATTAGCGGTACAGACTTACTTGACCCGCACATGGTTTTGACATCTGGGCATGGTTGCCACTGTTATTGGAGGCTGAAAGAGAGGCTGACGGATTTTGAAAAATGGGGCAAGTTGCAGGATCGTTTGGCAGTGATTTTGGGTGGAGATCGGAAGATTAAAGATGCTGCTCGAATCATGCGTGTGCCAGGGTTCACAAATCACAAACCACCAAAGGCAGAAGCCGTACTTCATCACATCTGCGATGGAGCGTTTGAACTGGAGCATTTAGAGAAGGTATTGGCACCACCTAAGCCATTGGTGAAGTTAGTCCAGCCCATGCCGGTGGCTAAGTCTGCTGTAGATCGTGGGCGAAACTATCTCAGCAAGATACCAGGAGCGATAGAAGGGCAAGGTGGAGATGCCCAAACGTATAACGCAGCCATCAAGCTGGTTCACGTTCTGAAACTAGAAGAGCAAGATGCATGGGCATTGATGAATGAATACAACCTGCGATGTGAGCCACCGTGGACAGAGAAGGAACTACGGCACAAGCTGAAGTGTGCGATGGATTATCGAGGTGGATCAAGCCCACCGCCACGTTCAGAACCACATCGTCAGCCATCGGTAGAGTTGCCGGTCAGTGATCAATTCGAGCGATGCATGGTGAGTTGTGCATTGCAGGATAAGGATGCATTGGCCGAGGTGATGGGGGTAATTCCTCTTGCCGATATGCTCTATCATCCATTGCCGAAGATGGCTTACAATGCTGCTATTGAGCTGAATTTACAGGGAAAAGGCATCGACCTAGTCTTATTAGAGGACTATCTAAAGCGAACAGGAAACGAAGTAGAACACGAAGCGTTATCATCGTTATTCCATGCGATGAAGACGTTTGATAATGTGCTGGATTATGCCAATCTGGTACTAGAAGAGTGGATGACCAGGCAGATGGGGCAGATAGGCGTTGAACTCACTGAAGAGTCATTGTCAACAGTCAGCCCTAAAGAAACCTTGTCCAATTACGAGCAGAGATTAGGCCGTCTGAGTGAAGCTGGTGATGATGGTAAGCCACAGACATCCAAGCAAGTCAGTGATGATGTCGCTGAGTTGGTGAAGGGGTATCGCTCTGGCAGTGGATTTGGGATAGGCTTTGGTATCCCTAGTGTGGACAAAGTGTTCTATGGTATGGCACCCAGTAGCGTAACTATCCTTGCTGGTCGCCCAGGTGGAGGCAAGTCTAAACTGGCTGGCAATGTGTTGGCTAACCTTGCCAAAGGTGGCATGCCTATCATGGTCTATAACCTCGAGATGACTAACAAGAAAGTAGGGTTGCGAATTGCCTGCTCGTTGGCCGAGGTCAACCACTATCAGCTAGTCAATAGATACATCACCGATGAGCAGAATGATAGGCTGAATGATGCTATCGACTTCATGGCCACATTGCCGATCCACTGGCAGGATAAGCCAGGTCTGAAGCCTATGGAACTCAGGGCATCACTACGAAGGATGAAGCGGAAGCATGGGATACAGCTTGCAGTAATCGACCATGTGCTACTTATGCAGACTGATAAGTCCACATCACACCGAACCCGCAATGATGAAGTTGGCGAGGTATCACGCATGGTGAAACTGTGTGCCAAGGAAACAGAGATTCCCATTCTTGCCCTATGCCAGATGAATCGAGGAATTGAGAACCGTAATGACTGCCCCCGACTCTCTGATTTGCGGGACTCTGGCAACATCGAGCAAGATGCTGATAATGTGCTGTTTCTTCATAAACCCAAGGGCGAAGACGATCAAAATTCTAACAACATCGTTGAACTGCACATAGCCAAACAACGTGAAGGCCCACAAGGAGTGGTAGATTTGCTGGATCGAAGAGAGATTTACCGATTCGATGAAGCACCACAGAAATTCAGAGCACTCTAACCGCTAACCGTTCTGTTCCCCACGAACCCCAGGAGGATTGAGACAATGGCCAGTTTAACTTTTTTCGCAGCTATCAACGCTGCCAGGAACGAAGGAAAACGAGTAAGGCCATGTGCTAGTAGTTTAGTCGCATTTTGGGACAATCATGGTCATATTCTAAAGTGGCTAACTATGGAACCTGTACAAATTAACGAATACACTTTAACTAACTCTTGGCAAATCATCCCCGATCCTCCCAAACGCTACAGCTTCATGGAGGCTGTCGAGATGATGAAACAAGGGAGGAAGATGTGGATCAATAAGCCACGCTGCGATTCCATATACACCATTTACGATAATCGTATTGTCAGGATTGGTGAAGAATCATCTGGACATCATGCACCACTGAATCTGGTCATGATCGAATCGCAATGGGAGGAAGTGCAATGAACATCTGGAATCTAGTCATCTCGGACATGAAGCATAGGGACGAAATGGGAACCGCTAAATACGGCAAGCCCCTCTCTCTTCATGATGGCCGCAGAACGCTTCAAGATGCATACGAAGAGGCTCTTGATATGGCTGTTTACCTCAAGAAAGCCATACTGGAAGAGGCTGAAAACAAGTGCTTATGTGGTCATACGTACAACGATCATGTTGATAGGTGCTTGTATGTAAGCTGTTCATGCAGGAAATTTACAGGAGCTAACTCATGAGCCAACTCTATCGCATCAAGCCGCTGAAGTGGGAGTCAGTCAGATCAACTGGCAATTGGCACCAGGCAAAAATGATGTGCGGGTTAAGTGTTATGGTGTTTCAGCTAAATAACGATAAATGGTATCACACAAACTTACAAGCAAGAGGTGGGAGCAATATTGGCACGTTTATGACCGCTGAATCTGCCATGAAAGCAGCAGAAAAGGCCTATATCAAGCAACTCCAACAGGTACTGGAAGAGGTGTCTCTCTAAATTATTTCCAATATTCTAAATATTGTTGTTGACAACGGCGATAGATAGAGTAAGATACTTTCATCACAGGAGAGAGCCATGAAGAATCTAGTAGCAGTTTTCGGTGTGATGACTTTGGTTTCTATCGTTATCTGCTCAATGGTAGTTATCCTGTTCATCTAAATCCCTTGCATAATCCTACCAAATCGCCTACACTTCCATGAGAATTAACCCTCACGGAAGTGCTTGCCGTTTGCCTACCGATGCCCATCTCTGCCACCTGATCCAATCTTCACCCCAGAAGAAAACCCGTCAACGGGCATGGATGCAATTGCTCGAAAAACACAAAGGACTGATAGCCAAACTCGCTAAAAAGTATCTGTGTGAAGGGGTGGAAATGCGAGACATGTACCAGGAAGCTACCATCGGATTCAGATACTCTGCCCTATCCTACGATCAAGATAAAGCTAAATTCACCACTCACGCAGGTTGGGGAATTATGAAATACTGCATGATGCTCCGAGATAACGTCCAGAAGCATACCAGAGAAAATAACATCAGTCAGAATAAAGCAGCAAACGAAACCTATAACCTGGCTACCATCAATCACCATCACGAAACCACTGTATCAGCAGCGAAATTCCGTAAAATCAGGAAGCAAGCCAAACTTCTGAACATGCCCACTGAAGACATACTCACTCTCGCCCTAGCCTACCACCAAGGTACAGAAGAACAACGAAAGCGATGGAAACGCAGGTTATTCCATCATTGGCTACAACGCAATATTGAACAGGTCAGCAAGCGAATGGTGAGTAAACTGGAGAAGCTTCAGAAACCAGAGGATCAACTGTTCTGACGTAATTTGGGTGTAATTCAGAACTACTTAGAGATGCAATCATGTAACTGATACCTCTTGTACACTACTCAACGCAAGAGAATTCTTTAAAATTCTCGAAAATAGGAATAAAGCAACTGAGATTGAATAGAATAGTGGATAAGGTAAATTGCAAGGTAACTTTCCCAAGGGGGTTAGGGGGGAACCGTAATGCTGCCTGCTTCGATTCGTCCACAAAGCACAAGAGACACCAGATTGATTGAGAAAGCGATTCGTCAGCGGTGGCCTATTCCAGAAGAATGCCGAGCAGCAATCATTCAGAGGCAAATAGACTTGGCCACCAGTGACAAAGTTGAGCCTAGGGAATCTACATCCGCAGCCAAAGCAATCTTGGCAGCAGAAGCTCAAAATATTGAGCAGGAAAAGTTGGATCGTGGGTTAGTGGCTGAACAGCACTTACACCTTCACCAGCATGAGGCGGTAGATTACAGTAAGATACCACTGATTGAACTGGAACGCATCGAGAAAGAACTTGAGCAACTCGCCAGTGCTGGACAGGCTGAACCACGTTAAAAAGGGTATTTACCAGCAGAGTCTGTACCGATTTGTACAGGCCTCATGGGAGCAAATAGAGAGCAATCCCTACATAGATGGTCAGCATATCAAGGCTGTCTCCGATCATTTACAGGCCTGCTACGAAGACAAGATTGTTGACCTGATTATCAATGTTCCACCAGGCTGCTCGAAGTCGCTGGTAGCTTGTGTGTTCTTTCCTGCGTGGGTATGGACGAAATCACCAGAGAAGCGATTCTTCTTTAGTTCCTATGATGCTCAATTATCCAGTCGTGATAGTGCGAAATGCCGGGTATTGCTGGAAACCGAATGGTATCAATCCATGTTCCCCGGCATGGTGAAGTTCTCCAAAGATCAGAATCAGAAGACGTTTTACCAGAATACTGCTGGTGGATGGAGGATGGCTAGTTCTGTCTGTGGTCACGGAACTGGAGTACATCCCCATTTTGTGATAACTGATGATCCAAATAACGCTAAGCAAGCCGAAAGCCCGGTAGAACGTCAATCAGTAGCGGACTGGTGGAAGCTCACCATGTCTTCCCGTGGCGTGACGTTAGGCGTGAAGAAGATCGTCATTCAGCAGAGGTTGCACCAGGAAGACTTAACGGGCGTTTGCTTAGAGATGGGTGGCTACGAGCATCTCTGCCTTCCTATGCGTTACGAAGGAGCAAGACAGCCTACCAGTATCGGCTTCGTTGACTGGCGAACCACAGAGGGCGAACTACTTGCCCCCAAACAATTCAGTGAAGAGGTAGTCAGGAAGTTGGAAGCCAACCTAGGGGAATACGGATCAGCAGGTCAGCTACAACAAAGGCCCGTCCCGCGTCAGGGTGGTATGTTCCATGTGGACAAGATTGAGCCTGTAGACGCTGCCCCTGCCTTGATGAAAGAATGCCGATATTGGGATACGGCATCGAGTGCAGGCAAGGGGGATTACACAGCAGGAGTACGGATGGGAAAGGATGTCAAGACAGGCATCTACTACATCATGGACGTAGTTAGGGATCAGTGGTCATGTGATGTGCGGAAGAGAACACAGAGACAGACAGCTGATCTGGATTACGCCTACCCTATCTGTATTGCTGTTCCGCAGATACAAAGCGAAGACCCAGGCAGTGCGGGGAAAGATCAATCAGCCGACTTTATCCGTCTCATGAGTGGCTATACGGCTGAATGTGTTCGAGAAACAGGAGCGAAGGAAACGAGAGCCGATCCATTCAGTAGTCAAGTGAATGCTGGCAATGTGAAGATCGTTAAAGCAGCTTGGAACAAAGTCTATTTGGAAGAACTACGACTATTCCCATTTGGAAAGAACGATGATATGGTAGACGCTTCAGCAGGAGCCTTCAGTTGGCTGGAGAACAAGAGCCGGATGGAGTTCATGCCATCGGGCTGGTCATTTGGTGGCAGCACGTAGAATATCCACGGAAACGAACCTACAATACCTAAGGCTTCTCTCATGAGCATCGGCTACGATCCTATCTGGAGCAGGCCCATGAACATCTCAGTACCGTGCGAGATAACTCCGAAAGGCGATAAACCCCTAGTGGTCAATGGTCAGATTCCGTACTTTTCTGACTATCGAAAGGCTTACGATTACTTAGCAAACAAGAGAATCGTAGGCGTGGTCTGTGAAGGGGATTTGGCAGTAGCGGAAGAGCGGTTCGGTTGCAAGCTCACGCCTGCCAGCATGCTAGTGTAAAATCTAGCATGAATCTCCTCAATTACGTCAATGCTGGCTATCTCAAGACTGTCGAAGCTATCACCAGAGGCATCTCTGGCAGTAAGCATACCGGCCAACGAGACGGTGGAAACGCCCTGGGAAGACTGTTCAATTTCAGCCAATCCTACACCACTGGCTATCAGCAACAGCAAGCTCTGGAAGCAGTACGGCATTATCGAGGCTGGGTCTATGTAGCAGTACGGGCAATCGCAGAGAAAATTGCGATGTACAAGCCCACGGTAGCCAGAGTCACCTATCGAGATGTGCGAGAAAAGAGCATCCATAGCAAGTCATGGAGAGAACGAACCAAGAGCATGACCACTCTGGGCGAAGATGAAGACTTGCAGCCAGTCGAACACGATCACCCACTCGTTCAGCTTCTTAACGATCCGAATATTCCTGACGTGACATATTCGCTCTGGTACAAGACGATTATGTATGGGGAACTGTGTGGTAAATCACTCTGGTGGTTGCCTCACAATAACGCAGGCTATCCAGTGGAAATCTGGAATATTCCAACGCACTGGGTACGTCCTGAACCGGGTCGAGGCGAAGATGAGCCATTGGTCAAGGGCTATTGGGTCAGACCGATGGAAGGGGTGGCAGCCAATACCTACATCGATGCAGCAGACATGATTGACTGGACGATGCCTAGCCCTGTGAGCTATTACGATGGCTACGGGCCATTACAGGGTGGCAGTGCCTGGGTGGATACCGGGGAAGCGATGGATGCCAGCCAATGGCATCAGATGAAGAATATGCACAATCCGGGGTTGGTGCTGGCAATGGAAAAGGGCATGCCTTTTCCAGATCAGGCACAACTCACTCAAGCCTATGCCATGTTGAACCAGAGGCTTCAGGGCGAGGGGAAGAATCGGATGCCATTGATTCTGCCTCCTGGCTGGCAGAATGGTGGCAAGTTCGGGCCAAGCAATGAAGAGCTAGACTTCAATGAATCCGATGATCGTATCCGTGATAAGGTACTGGCTCTGTTCAAAGTACCGAAGGGTGTGGTAGGTATTGATCCTACTTCGGATACGTCTGCCTATGCACCTAATGCAATCTTCTTTGATCAGTGCATCAACCCTAAATTGCACTATTTAGGGCAGGTGCTGACAGAGAAACTAGCTAGCCGATTCGGAGACGAGTACCGAATCTTCTGGCAGAATGCGGCTCCTCATGATCCAGTGCTGGAGCATCAGAAGATGAATGACGCTCTGGATCGTTGTGCTATCGTGGTCAATGAGTACCGAGAGCATTTGGAACTAGCTCCTGTTCCTTGGGGTGATACACCGTGCCAGAGGGCAGGAGTGACACCACTGATGGAAGATGGAACGCCAGAGCAGCCACTGCTAGAGAAAGAAGATATTGCAGGGATGCTAGGTCAGGATAAGCCTAAAGAACGAGAACCAGAACAGCCAGAGAATCAGCCAGTAGCCAAAAAACTCACCATGAAGAACAGGCTCAAGAAAGCTCTTGTTCCAGATGATGCTATCAAGTTTACTCTCCCTCAAGTGGGGCAGGAAACCAGCTCCAGCTGCGGGGCTGCTTGTGTGCAGGCTATCTGCCAAGCCTATGGAGTGGGTGAATGTGATGAAGACTGGTACAGGAGTCAACTAGGGACAGACGAAGAGATAGGTACGGACGAAACAGCAATCAGGAAGCTATTTGATTCGCTCGGTCTATCCTCTGTGATCCATCTGCCATGCTCTAACGAAGCATTACGAGGCTATCTGGACGCTCATCAGCCTGTCTTGATGTTGGTACAGGCTTATGGTAATGCAGCCGATTACGGAAGCCCAGAGAGCGATTCAGGGCATTACGTGGTGGCTATCGGGTATACCGTCGATGATTTGATTGTGGAAGATCCAGCGATGCCAGAGACGAGAGGGTATATCCCTTGGGAAGAGTTGGATGCACGGTGGCATATCCCTGAGTTGGAACGATGGGGAATGGCTATTCACAAGACTGAGGTCATGCAGTATGTTAGGAGCCTGAAGTTTAGCACTAACGGGAAGCACTAAATGGCCAAGCGGAAGAAGAAACAGCCTGAGCCTTTAGAATACGTGCATTGTGTACGCTGTTTGGCTGCTTTAGAGTGCCCGATTGACATTAAGCGGATGGATTGCGAGACGTGGTACATGGAGTTCGGCATCTGTGCAGATTGTAAGGCTGAATGTCTTGGCATGGCGAACCCTTCCATAGTTGCTATCATTGATGGAGATGTGCTGAAGAAACTACTGAACGCGAAGCCTAACTACGTGATGATCGGTTCAGTACTGGAGAGCTAGTCATGCAAATTACTATCGGGAAAGTTATTGGTGATGTCTGGATTGAGATGTTGTTTGATAAAAACAGCCATCCAGATGCAAGAAAACAAGCACTTCACCACAGTATCTTGGCTGATATGAAGCGAGACAAGTACTTTGAACCGTTTGAAGGTAAAACCTTGCGGGTAGGCGAAAGGCGATGGGTAGTCAATGCCTAAAGGTCATTTCTACCACATCCCTGAAGGCAAGCCACTAGCGGCATTAGTCCGCCAGATGTGGCGTGAACAGTATCAGGCGATGTTGCTGGCGATCAAGATGTATGGACGTGAGGGAGTGCGGCTAGTCGATCTCAGCAGATGGCAGAAGGCTCTGATAGATAGAGCGATGCCACTGTTCAGGAAGTATCTGATTGAAGGGCAGGAGAATTTCAGCCTGCATATTGAGAACAAGACTAAGGCATTTTCTCCAGTTCCTTTGAATCCTGCCAAGCGAACCAATGAACCATCACAGGTCAATCAGTATCTTGATGTGGTTGATCCGAATACAATCGAGATAGCCAGAAGCTGGACATATGAGTTTGCTCAAAGTACGCTCGAAACTACCAGAGAGAAGGTAGAAGAAGCCTACAAGCAGACAGCCTATGTCATCAGTGAAGGGCTGAAGGAGAATCTGAATCTTGAGCAACTCACGCAACTGGTAGGCATGATCTTCAATGATGAGAAGCGGGCGAAACGTATTGCAGCTACAGAGGCTGCTAGAATGTTCCATGCAGGCCAATTAAAGACAGCAAAGCAAAGCGGCAAGGTAGGTATGAAAACGTGGAGAGCAAATAATGATGCTTGCGATTTTTGCTTAGATTTAGATGGTAAGTCTGTGCCTTTAGATGAACCGTTTGAGGTAGTAGGTACAGGCAAATACAGCATAATTAATGCTCCTCCAGCCCATCCCCACTGCCTTTGCAGTCTAGCTTACACACTCAAGCCAACCGCTATCACAGACGAATACTTCATTGATCCCAAGCAGCCGAATCCTTCCCAAACTGATACCGATGCGTACTTCTCTATTGAGGAGTACCAGCCGAATCAGCGTTACAAGTGGTGATAAATTGACAGAACACACTCTAGAACCGTGGCAGTATGGCGAAGAGCATGAAGGAATGGTTTCGCTAGTAGATGCCAAAGGCAACTGTATCGCACAAGTCAAAAAAGGCTGGATAGTACCATTCCAAGGTGCAGTAGGTAATGCACGGCGAATCTTAGCTTGCGTCCATGCGTGTGCCGGAATACCCACTGAATTTCTTGAGCAATTCACGGCATGGCAGGCTTCACGTAAAATCTAGCATGAGCAAACGACTACGAAAAGATGCATCCGTTCATTCTGCTCCCCTCGTGGTAGCAGACGTAGCATTCAATCCATCAGATGCGTCTGCCCTATTCACCATCTCTACGATGGCACAGGATCGTGATGGCGACGTAGTAGTACCGGAAGGGTGCCTTAAGCGAATTAAGACTTATCAGGCGAATCCGATAGTCCTATTCGATCACGGGGCATTCCCTCTGCCTATTGGTCTATCAGAAGACCCGACTACCAAGACATGCACGGTAAACGTCCAGCCTGATCGTATTACAGGCCGGGTATTCTTCCACAACAAAACTCTTGAATCATCGCAGGTATGCTGTCTGGTAGCGGAGAAGGTGCTTCGAGGCGCCAGTATTGGCTACAAGGGCATCAAAGGTAAGTCGATCAATCCGCAGCGTAAGCAGGATGGGACGATCTTTGAAGAGTGGGAGTTGGTGGAATGGTCAGTGGTGCCGGTGCCAGCGAATCAGGAAGCCCTCCGGATGGCGTTGTCTACCGAATGGGATGGCAAGGCATTAGCTGAACCACTTGCTCTGCGAATCAAGTCGCTGATCGTTCCCAGTACGAAACTGGTATTCCCTGCCAGCGTAAAATCTCAAGACAAGAGGATGAAAGCAATGGCAGAAGATACCGCCGAACAAGATAGCACTGTTGCCGATCAAGCTGATGACGGTGGCAACGATATTCCAGCATCTGCCAAGGTAGCTAAGGCTGCACTGGAAGCCCATAAAGCCATTCTGGACAGTGTAGCAGAAGGTATGGGAACGCTGGAACATGAGAAGATGAACAAGGCGTTCAAGTCGTATCTCGGCAAGTCCAAGAAAGCCTACGGCGTATTAGCAAAGGCGGCTAATGAGCATCACCCCGATCACTTCGAGAAGTACGAGGAAGTGGAAGAAGACGACGAAGAATCGGACGAATCCACCGAAACGAAGGACGAAGGCATTGAGGGTCAAGGTCGATCCACTGAAGATGACAATGACGTGAGCAACGTCGATAAGTCACTCAAAACACGCCAAGCCAAATCGTGGGCAAAAGAATGCCAGTCTCACGTCTCCACTCTCAAGGACTGCACGGAGTTGCTGGATGACATGAGTAAGTCGGCGAATATCCCCAGTGGCTATAAACGCCAATGCAAGGGTGTGTTGCCTGGGCTGTCGAGTACCGCTAGCTGGATCAATGGCAAGTCTGCTGAAGAACTGGAAGAGAAATCCAATCTAGGCAACGGGCCAGAAGACGAAGAGGCAGAAACCACTCAGGCGGATGCTGAGAGTGAGCAGAAGATGCTAAAGGCCTTGCAGGAGATGCAGGCCAAGGCTGCTGCCAATGCCAAACAGATTGCTAGCATCAAGGGGAAGTAAGTGAGCGAATACCGTACGAAGGTAATGAAAGCCTCCAACATCAAGGGTATGGCTGCTGCGAAAGAAGCCATTGAAGAGGCAATCATTGAAGCAGAACAGAAGCAAGTGACTGGCGATATTACGGTATCGATCAGCATGAAAGATGGCGGGTCGTATCAGGTGAAATCGGCTGTGGACAAGACAATTCGCATGCCGGGCTAAACCAGAGCGATTCGTATAATATCGGTGTAGAAGCAAAAACGGGCGGGTGAGTCAGCGAAAGCCGGACAAACCACTCTTCACAATGCTGTGAAAGGGTGTTGTTATGTCCGAAGCAGTTATGGCTGAACTCAAGAAACTGAGTGCTACCATCGAAGGTCAAGGCAAGGAAATTGCCAACCTCAAACAAAAGTCCGCAGACAATCCCGATCCGAAGCGAGTCTTCGGTATCCGCAAGGGTGAAAATACCCAAACCTCCCGCCCTTACAGCTTCCTCAAGGCCTTTGGTCTCTACAAGGGCGAACTGGATGCTTCCGAGTGTACGGTAGAAGTTGATTTGAGTAATCGGCTTCGCAAACACTTGAGCAGCCGAGGTTACGAAAAGAGCAACGACAAGAATCTGATGCTTCCCTTCTGGACGCAAGGTCTGGGAGAGGACACCGAGTCTCTGGACTTTGCCCGCGAAATCAAGTCGCTTGTCAAGGGCACTGATGCGGACGATGAAGAGATTGCTTACATCCGCAAGAAGTACTACCAGAAGGATTTGTCATGGCTGACTGACACCACTGGTGGAACACTGGTTCCTCTGGCTGCTCAGGGCGAACTGGTAGAGCTTCTGCGAAACAAGGAAGCCCTTATCAAGGCTGGTGCTTCAACCTTCCCATTGCCTCCTCAGGGCAGTATCAGCTTCCCCAAGCAAAATGGGGCAATGACTGCTTACTGGCTTGGTGAAAAGCAGACCATCACCAAATCAGATATCGCTACTGGCAGTGTGATTCTGCGAGCGAAGAAGCTGGCTGCTCGCGGTTCAATCCCTAACGAGTTGTTCCGCTACAGCAATCCTGCTGCTGATGCTATCGTGCGAAACGATATCGCCCGCGTCCTGGCTCTGGCTATGGATTTGGCAGGCTTGGAAGGAACAGGTGGTCTTCAGCCAACTGGTCTTACCAAGCTGGTAGGTGCCCAAGCGATTGGAACTTATACCGCCTCTAAGACTGCTACCGATGGCAACACCTTCCAGCCTCAGGACTGGTCGAAGCTCTTGGGTGTGGTTGAGAATGCCAACGGTATTGTCAACGAGAACTCAGTGGCCTTTATCACTCGTCCCAAGCTGTACCGATTTGCTGATCCATTCCGTGCTGATGCTGTCAGTGCTGGTGATGCTGCTGGTACTTTTGTCGAGATGATGAAGCAAGCTAACGAGAAGATGCAGCCTACCAAGTACGGCTACCCAGTCATCTTGAGCAATCAGGTATCTGGCGCCCGTGTGAAGGGTTCAGGAACAACTCTCAGCTATGTGCTGGCAGGCGACTTCAGCCAGATTCTGATCGGCATGGGTGCTGTGATGGAACTGGATATGAACCCATACGGTGATACCCCCTGGCAGACTGACCAGACGGAAATCCGTGGTATTCTCCAGTGCGATATTGCTGTACGGCACAGCGAATCCTTCGCATGGTGCGATCAACTTCTTCAGGCCTAATTCACTCGCCCTGAATGGGCAAATGGAGATTCTCACATGACACAGTTTGGCGATCTGGCAAATCAATCAGTTTGCTATGACCTTATTGTTCCCCGTGCCATCACTACCACTACCACCTCTACCTATGTCGATATGGGTTTGGCTGGTGGTGGGCAGTTTGGCACTACCATGAAGCTGATGAAGGGTGCTGTCACTGGTTCGACTGGCACTATTGATATCAAGCTGGTGGAATGTGCTACCACCGATGGCACCTATACCGATATCACAGGTGCTACCTTCGCTCAGCAGACCACTTCGGCAACGGATGGTGCTGCGGGCGTGCTGACCACGGTGTTTATCCGCAATGGTCGGTACATCAAGGCAGTGGCTACCACGGGTGGTACTTCACCGAATATGATTATCGGTGTATCGGTGTTTGAGCAGAAGCGAACGCTGTAAGCTCTTGATTCATCTTGGCAAATCCTGCAACACTGGCTATGATGGTCAGTGTTGTTTTCGTTTGTATGGTGGTAGATGTCCAATCTTGACAGCGTGATTGAGTTCTGCGAGGAGCGAATGGAGTTCAAGCCATTTGTTGCACAAGTGAATCATGGGGTATTCACAACGCTACCTAACTACACAGCAGAGGAGTGGCAGCGTCAGATTAGTGATGTGACGAACAGGTGGAAGCAATATCGAGAACTGTCTAAGCGGATACAGAGCCAATGATTTGCAACTCTCGTGGTAGCCAAACTGCTAGCGATGTGACTGGAACAGCTTATTGTTGCAGTTGTGGCGAGAAGTGCATTGAAGTTCCTCATAGATCGTTTCAATTGGAGATGGAAATAGCTAAGTACTGCCAATCCATCCAAGATGACACAGCCGAATACAAGCCCCTGTTGGCGGAGGAGTTGAGCCAGTGAAACCGCTTAATCCTAAAGCTATTTGGTGCTCTAAATGCCAACCTAATCGTGGGTGCAATAGGCATGGGAAACGGAAGCCTCGAACCTGTAAATACAAGAACAAACGGAGCTAACGCAAGCTAATGGCTAAACGCAAGACGAAACCAGTCAAAGAAATTCGATACGGTGGCATTCTCACAGCAGAAGGGCCATCAGAAAGTCTGAAGAATGCTATAGCCGAACATAAGGAAAGCATTGAACCAGAGAAGCCCACAAGTAAATGGCCACCACTCCCTGAAAAGCTCTCTATCTGCATCTATCGTTTCCCCTACGGCTTTCAGGAGCATTCCACTACCGTACAGTGGCTTATGAATGCCCTGTTCGTCATGAGCCAGCATCCCCGTATTGAGAAGGTATTTACGGAGTGTATCAATGATACCCCTGTGGATATGTCCAGAAACCGGGCTATCCGGCATGCTCTGGATAACAAGGTAGATTTTGCGGTATTCCTTGATTCAGATATGTTTCCTGATTATCAGTTAGGTCAGAAGGGATGTCCTGAAGGGGTAGTAGCATTTCTCCCCAATGCCTTGGAATTTGCCCTGCAACATGACGGGCCTTGCTGCGTGGGTGCCCCCTACTGCTGCCAGCCTCCCGAAGAGAATGTCCTGATTATGCGATGGCGGAATCAGGAGACTGACGATCCAGATATGGCCATGAAACTGGACAAGTACACCAGAGAAGAGGCTACCGAGAGGCGAGGCTACGAGGAAGTGGCAGCACTTCCCACAGGGCTTCTCCTGATCGATTTGCGGGCAGTTCAAGTGAAGCAAGCCCCTTGGTTCAGTTATCAGTTCAAAACGCCGGAGAACACGCATAAGGCATCTACAGAGGATGTCGTCTTTACCCGCGATCTTTCCTTGGCTGGTGTGCCTCAGTATGTGCTGTGGGATGCATGGGCAGGTCACTGGAAGATGAAGCTGGTCTGTAAGCCAGTGGGGATTGATATCAAGGTGATTCCTGATGCCATGAGGAAATCGGTGGAGTTGAATATGGCCAAGCGGTTTGAGAAAGACCCCGAAGGCACACTTAAGGAAGCGTACAAGAGGTAGTTCCTTGTAAAATCTAGGTAAAGGACGGTGTATCATCGCTCTCTGTACCCTCGCACAAGTGAAGCTCAATTTAGGAATCGCCGATAGCGATACTTCCCAAGACTCTCGCTTGACTGCATGGATGAATGCTGCTATTGCTGCGGTTCAGAATGCCTGTCAGGGTGTAGACTTTGAACCTGTGACCAGAACAGACTACTACGAACCAGATGGTTGGATGCTGATTACTCGGCACAGACCTATTTCCAGTATTACGACAGTGTATGAGGATGCGAATGCAGCGTGGGGAGACGAATCGGGAGCGTTTGCAGCGGATACTATTCTTACTGCTGGTTCTGATTATGCACTGGTGCGTGATGGCAGCGGCATTAATGGCGAGGTTGCCAAGAGTGGGTTAATCCGGAGAATCGGCACCAAATGGGCAACAGCTATCTCGCCAGTAGCCTATCGCAACACCAACTACAACAATCTCACTCGCTCCATTGTTCCAGCTATTGGGCCAGTGAAATTGGTCTATGTGTCTGGCTACACTACCTGCCCTGCTGATGTGACACAGGCTATTTGTGCTGAAGTGGATGCTATGAGGCAGATGGCTGGTCAAGGTGGTCAGCAGGTGAACAGCGAGAGCTTGGGTGAATACAGCTATTCCAATGCGAACGTGCAACGAGGGGTGCAGGAGTTTGGATACTTCCTTAGTCCTCAGGCTGCTGTGTTGATGCAACCGTACATGGCTTCAAGGATTGCTCTATGATCTATCTCATCCTGTTCGGCATTGTGGTACTAACTGTGATGGTGTGTTCTTGCGTCATGGTGGCTGAATGAGTCTTGCATCCCTGCTGGCAAAAGATACGGCAACGCTTCAACGTCCTACTCAGGCTGCTGATACCAGTGGTGGGCTTGTTCCCACGTTTGCGAATCTGGCTACTGGGGTGAATGTCCGGGTAGAAGATGCCAAGTCTAGCACCGTTCGCAACTACGCTACTGATGGAATCATTGTGACTCACACTATATTCACACAGAATGGAAGTGGTGCCAAGTCGGATCGATGGATTACTAGTGATGGTCGGTATATGCAGGTGCAGGGGATTCGGAAGCGTCGGGGGATAGGTGGCATGGATACCTTCTATAATTACGATTGCTTGGAACTCAGACCGGGAGCATAGCCAATGGTAGGCGTAACTGTCCGCATCGACTGGCGTACCCAAGGCTTCACCAGAGAACTGCGTGAAGTCGCTGGCAATGGTCTGGAATCTGGTCTCAATTACCTCTGCAGGCAGGTCAAAAAAACGCTGAATACCCCAGCAGTCTACCAGCGATCCAGTTTAGGTAGATTCACTAGCACACCTGTTCCTGCTACCCCTGGTGCTCCACCTCGGCGAATCACTGGCAATCTCCAGCGATCATTCAAGGTGAAGATGAGCAAAGCGAAGATGGTAGGGTCTATTGTATCTAATCTGGTGTATGCTTCACCGCTGGAAACATGGATGAATCACCCCTATTTCGCCAAGACGATTAAGCGAGAACAAGGGAAGATGAGTAAGGCAATGGAACGGGGATTCAGCAAGGGAAGAAGTTACGGGACTAGCTTTGGTGGGTAGTAGCCTATGCGGGAATCGAACCCACCTGCTCTGCTTGAAAGGCAGATGACATCGCCAAACGTCGAATAGGCCAAGTAGAAGAGTTGCTGACTGATAACCCGCATCTGACGACCCCAGGAGTAACGCAACAGAGCTATCAGTCAGCAAATGGCCCGGAAGGAATCGAACCTCCTCTGCCTGGATTTTATTCCAGTTGTGCAGCCTTTACACTACCGGCCAAAGAAGCTGACTCATGATAACCATTTCGCAGGCCCCCGCTATGATGGCTACCACTCTGTCAGCAGTGTCTAGGATAGCACACGCATTCAGGCAGTTCAAGGCTAGAACGTAAAATCTAACACAAGCTATTTTACAGGTGATATATGGCATTTCGACTAGGAACAACGATGAGAAACAATGCTTGTAATGGCATTGTTGACTCGATTGACCAAGGCTCTGGTGCTGGCAAAATCAACTTTTTCACCAGCACACAACCCGGCAGCGTGGGTGGCACCTATGGCACGCTCCTGGGCACCTGCCCGTTCAGTGATCCGGCATTCGGTAACGCTGCAACCGGCGTAGCGACTGCTTCTGCAATCACCAGTGATACCAACGCAGATGCGTCGGGGACGTGCACGACGTTCAACCTTGCGGACTCAGACAACAACGTGCTGGCGGATGGTACGGCAGCAACTTCTGGCGCTGATCTTCATTTCAAAAACAACGTGCTCGTTGAAGACCGAACCATTGCGGTCTCCGGGTTCCAAGTTACCACACCTACCAGCTAACGAGGGAACAATGGCTAAGCAACGCATCGGGGGAACCTTTGCCCCTCCACTGACGGACGAACTACTCACTTCCTATCAGGCACTCATCAACGAAGTGCCTGCTAAAACGCAACTACGCGAAGCACTGGACGAGTGTCTAGCCTGCGTTCGTAAGTGGTGGGAATTGCCTGAGTCTGGTGGCAGTAGCAGGCCACACGGCAGCGGCAAGGGAACTATTGTTGATCTTGATACGCAGTGTCAGGAGCAGCTATGGGACTTGATTCCGTGGGAAGAGGAGATTGAAACAATCGCTGGGTTGTTCGATAAGCTTGACCCGATCAAGGAGAAGACGCTACGCAATGCAGCCTTCCACCTGCTGTGGCATGTGAAGGAGTTGAACCTCGACCGAGAACCCATCACGAAGGATAAGGTGTAACGATGGCAGTAACTTTCCTTCAGCCGGAAGATTTGCAGCCAATCACTGGCCAGCTTAATGCGTTGGCCGGCGCTGACGCTGCGTTCCATGACCAGTTGGCTGCACTCGAAGCACGGGTAGCAGCGTTGGAAGTCGTGCCCGATCCTGATCCTCAGCCCGATCCGCAACCTACCGAACTGAATCTACAACTACTCGGCGGATTGCGGCTCAACCTAGCCTACGGTCGCGGCGGCATCGCAATAGATCATACTGCGAAGAAGTTGTACGTTGTCGGCCATTCGCAACGGAACGAGGTAGCAGAGTTCGACCTGCCTGAAGCCTACGGGACTGGCTCTGATGTCAACGCATGGCCGATATTAAACCCTACGCGAATCATCCCCGGATGGTGGCAGGGTGGCTATGCGAATAGCCTAGCGTTCATCGACGGCAAGCTCTGGGCTGCTCCGAAGTCTGGATACGATACCAACCCACCAAACAGCACGACACTGTACGCCATGACCGGCGAAACGCTGGCGATTCCATTGCCTCGTCAGCGGTTCTCCGGCTTCATCAAGTCGGCAACTGGTGTGGAGTTCGGTTGCGGTGGTTACGAGAGTGGGCAAGGCTACGCCTATGGGCCGACACTGGCGACGCTGGATGGCCAAGTCCTGATGAATCGGGACAACACCAACTCTTGGGACAAACGCGAACGACGCGAACCGAACTATTTCCGATCCACAACGCCGGGCAACTACACATGGGTGGCACTTGACCCCGTAGACATCGACGGCGATGGCGACTTGGATGTGGTCATCCAGTGGAGCACATCTGCGGGTGTCTACCGCCAAACCGCCGGGGTATTCGCAAGAGACACGAAGGGCTATATGCCCACGATCAACGCCGCGCTCAAGACTGGCGCGTACATGTGGGATGTGTGGCCTATTGATCTGGATGGTGATGGCGATAACGACCTTGTGATGAGCAACAAGCGCAGCGGCAAGGGCTGGATACTGGACAACAAGGCAGGCACCTACGCTTTATACAAGACTTTCGCCCACGTTGACGGTGAGCCGGTATGGCCCGGCGATGCGGATGGGGATGGCGATATAGATATTGTTTACGCTGGCGGCACTGCGCAAAACGGCGATCAGGCCGGATTTTTTATCAACCAGAAAAGCGCCGCCGCCCCCACTGCAACTCCAACTCCGGCTCCAACTCCGGCTCCTGTGCCTGTTACATACCCGTCCGGCAATATCCCTTTGCCAGATCACGATAAAGAAAGCACCGCATGGAAAAAGTGGGCCGCAAGCACAATCACTGGGGCGGCGAATCTTGCGTTTCTCGGACGCTGCTCTGAGGCTATCCCCAGGGCCCAGGCCATTGTGACTGCTGACAATGTGAGCGGTGACCAATACCTGCAATCCGGTGGGCAGTTTAACAACGTGTTCAGCGTACTGTCATGGTGCGAGGTTCCACAAGCACAGGGGCAGGAGTGGGCCGACTGGGGTAAGCGTCATCTTGGCGAGCCGGATGGCAGCGTCACAAATTCGATCTGGTGGAAGGACCGCTGGTCGCGCAACAACCCGGCCAACAACTACTACCACTCGTTTATTCTTGCCACCACGACCTACGCAATGGCAACGATGGACAAGAAGTGGATGGATTGGCTCAAGGCCGACCGACTGCCGAAAATGACCAACTACTACGCCACTACACCAGAGGGTGGGAGCCGAGAGGGCACAGGGTACGGTGAAAGCCACCGCAACGTGTTCACGATTGCCCGACTGTGGCGCGAGTACGATGGCACTGAAGTCTTGCCGCAGGCGTTTATAGACAACTCCATCCGCTACTGGACACACGCAACGGCACCGGGGCATAGATGGGTTGCGCTGATCGGTGACCATACCCGCACCCACGGGACAACGGACAGCTACCACCGAGACATTATCGACAACGCCCTACAACTGGCGAAAGACCCCGAAGCCATAGCAATTGGCAAGTGGCAAATCAACCGCTTGTCGCCTTTGGGTAATACGTTCTACAGTCTTGTGCTGCGAGACTATCCCGATGACGGCCATCCTCCGGTTGAGACCGAATATCATGCGGTAGGTGCGGGGCATTTCTTTGCGCGGGATAATTGGACGCCGGATGCGACCTACCTTGTCTGCACGGCTGGGAAAAAGGATGAAGCGCACCAGCAGGAAGATCAGGGGGCTTTTGCGGTGTGGGCCAAGCGTATGTGGCA